CCGTCTGCTCCGGCATCAGCTTCTTCGACAGCCCCGCGAACATGGTCGGATTCTTCGTCTCCAGAGCCACAGCCAGCCTCTTGGCGTCGACGCTCTTGTATTTCGGGAACTTGGCCTTCACTTGCTCGATGACTTGGAGGGCGTCCTTCGTTCCTTCCTGGGGATTTGCCTTATAGAAGGCGTCGTCACGCATGGACTTCGGCACCAACGCCGGCGGCACCGTCGTGTCCGGGGCGTATGTCTTGAGGTAGGAGAATTTGGCCGGGTCTTTCTTGTAGAGGCTTTGCGAAAGCGATAAGTCGTCGATCCCCTGCAGATGCGGGTATTTCTCCCGCACCTTCGCCAGGACAGAAGCCGCCGTAACCGGCGCTTCTTCGTCTCCGGCGAAAATCTCTTTTATTCTGTCAAACAGGCCCATTGGTCAGGAGTCTCCTGTCGGCAGCGTCAGTCCGCGCCTTCTCTAAAATCATGTTCGATGCATTGACCTGGTTCGCCACCTTGTCCGTCGACGCCGCCGCTTGTCGAATCACTTGCGCGTTCTCCACCAACAGGATCGGCAGGAACTCGATCGCGCAACCGAACTTGTCGATGAGGCTGTCCGACTGTGGATTCTTTCCGTAGAGATGTGTCCAGAATTTGCATTTTGATTCCACGCAGTCCTTTTTAATCAATGGGCAAAACGAGCCCATATCAGTCCTTGGAACAGGCGATGACGTCGATGTATTGGAACGTCGGAGCCGTTGACCCGGTGGCCCCAGTGTGCGTGTGCGCGCCGTCGCTGGCGATGGTTACGCTGTGGGTGTGGCCGCTCGTGGCCAGCTGGTTCCCAGACCCTGCCGTGTAGTCGTTTGTCGCCGAAGGGAGTCCGGTAGTGATCGGGCTTGAGTGCGTGTGGCCGCCGTCGCTGGAAATCGTGTGTGTGTGCGAGAGCCCAGTAGACATCGCATTGGTCCCGCCCGTCCCACCGCCGGTGCTACTGACGATACGGAGGGCCTTGTCGTTCTGGGTCGTCACCTGCGTCCAGCCCACGGGGGCCGACGCCTGGAAGAACAACATCACCGTTCCCGAAGGGATGACGGTGCCTACGGTTTCCCACGCACTGCCGTTGTCGCGCTGGAGCGCGTTCAGCGTCGTATTGAAATAGAGGCCGTATTGCCCAGCCGCAGGTCGAGCGCCAGTCGTGCCTTTCAGCCCACGATATCGATAGATCGGATTGGCGGTATCAGACCCCGGGAACTTCGCCTCGTCGCCGTCGGTGGCGTTCCCCCTTAAGGCCGTCTGCAAATCTGTTTTCAGTTCACGGATTCGGTTGTCGCCGTTGTTGATGGATTCACTTCCGGTGGGTGTGGTCGGGTCCCAGGTCATTGTCGCCTCCTAAAATTTGCTGACGTCGGTGTCACGCATGAGGAAGTCCTCGGATTGCGTGTCTCCGACGTATTTGTCGAAACCGGACATCACGCCGCGCAAAATATCATCTGCGGCCGTGTATGCCCCCGATTGCTTCAGTTCATAGCTCGTCGGATTGTAGGGGATCGGTCGATCCATCAAATCCTTGGTCTGGCGCTCAGGATGGTCGCGGTTGTAGATTTGCCTTGCCAGAGCTTCCCTAGACTTTGCAAAGCTCGCCGCTTGAGAAGGACTCATTGACCCCTTCCCGCCTTCTTTCGGATATCGCTCCTTAAGCCCGATCCGTATTCCGTCCTTGCCCATGCTAAGACTTGGCGCGAAATCCTCAAACATCTTTTCCATCTTGCCCACGTTCGTCGCTGGGGCCGGCTTCTCAAACCCGGGCTTGCTCATGGTCTGCCCGGCCAAGTCCCGACCCATCATCAGGTCTCCCTCATCGTGTGGCATCAATCCCAGGGCTTTCGCCATGTTTCGGGTTGCGACCTGATTCTCGCGCTCGGCCTGGATTCGGTTCACCTTTTCCTGCAGATCCAGGATCTTGATGTAGGTGTCGAGCTCGTTTTTCTGTCGCTCTTTTTTGGCGTCGTAGCCAGCGGCCGCGCCCTGGACCACGCCTTCCGCCACCCTGGCGAACGTATTCGGTCGCTCACCAGGTGCCCGTTCCCTGCGTTGCAGTGCGAGAAGATCGCTTAACGAAGCCACGGGTATCCCCCATTCAATGAAAGGCTAGGCGGTAAGTAAGTCGACTCGTATTGGGGTGTCGTCATGCCGTTGCCTCCGCCACCGCTTTTGTTCATCAGGTTATAGCTTCCGACCGTCGCCAACATCTGCAGCACACCCTCGTAGGGGCTCGGTGAATACGTCTGCCCAGGGTATCCGCCGGCCACTGACTGAAGCGCTCCAATCTGCGCCTGTTTCTCTCCCTGCTTGCGGAGGAAGTCGGCGTATCCGGCCTTCGCCTTCGCGTCCGCAAGCGAACGATCGAGGCCACCGTATTGAAACGACGCCCCGATTCGCCCTTGATCGAGAGATTCCTGCGCCTGTCCGGCCTGGAGTGCCAGGGGGACAGCCGACAGCCGCCGTTGTGCGAAGGTGTCATACAATTCCGCCAGCTTGTTCGATTTCTGCTGGAGCCCTTGTTCCTGAAGGTTCCCAAGCCGAACCGCCGTGTCCTTGCTGAACAGGTTACCGCCGAACGACGCCGCCCTTTTCAAGGCGTCCGTCGACTCCCGAGTCGAACGGTCGACACTCTCAGCGAACCCTTTGAACAACCCCTTTTCATTATAGGGGTCGTAGGTGCTTGTCGTCAAAAGGTTTTTAAGCTCACCGGTGGCGGCGTCAAACATCTCCGGGCGACCGCTCTGGAGAAGGTTCATCAGAAGGCTCTGCCCCTGCGATTCCGCAGCCGATTTGTCGTAGTTACCGAGGGGACCGCCATAATCAGCGCCGGCGGTGTAGTCCCCCAGTTTTCCTGAAATGCCGAATTCTCGGAGCTTGTCCCACGAGTTCGCGACTTCCCAGGGGACTTTGTTCTTCTTCGGCTTCGCCAATAGGCTTCCTATGGTGGAAGCGGCGATCAATGAAAGTGAAACCGGGTCCATTATCGTCTCCTCGTTGCCAACTTTGTTATGTTAAGCATCATTTGTCCTCAAAAAACAATTAAACGGAAAACGACACCACCTACATCAGACTTCAGGAACAACGTCGTGGCTGTGTTCGCTGTCGTCCCATCGTAGACTGACCCAGCGCCGTTTTGACCATAGACGATGTAACCGATAGGCACTTTCCCAAGCGTGTGCAAAACCGAGAACTCCGTCCCCGGAGTCCCATGACTTGTCACCGACACCCGTCGGCAGTCGATGTTGTCGTCGAAGGTAATGCCCCTGTTCAGAATGGCGTCCAGCATATTCAACAAATCCCCCATCGAAACCGATTTCTGGAACGCGGTCATTTCCGCATCTCCCTCGGCGTGGCCTCGATGTAAAACTTCTTCAGCGTGAACGTCTCGTTGACGGTGTCGTTTGAGAACCGGAGCCTCAGACCGGAGGCCACGACATCGAACCATGCGTGGATTGGGGCGTCGTCCGCAGGGTAGTCGGATTCCAGCGTAAGGGTGTCCACCGCTACCCAAGACGTCCCGCCATCGGTCGAATACTCCACGTCGACGAAGTCGCCTTTGGCCCAAACCTGGAGCCCTTTCCAGCGAATCAGTCGGCCCGTCTCAAGACCAAAATCCTCCGCCGTGAAGTCCTTGGTGGTGTAGTAGGCGTCGATGGCGCTGGTGTTGTCGGACGCGGTGTCGAGCTCTCGTTGCGTTGAAACGCCCGTGGAATCCCCAATGATGACGACAGGGTTTGCTTCCCGAAGCGTCAACAGATCCCACCGCTCAGAATGGTCGTCCCACGTCCCCGTCATGCTGTCCCAAGATGACTCATCGCTGTCGACGTAGGTGGAAATCGCTGTCAGGTTTGGCCGACTGTCTTTATACCAATCCCCCGTCCGGTAGTTATATTTATAGATCGTCTCCGGCACGGTCTGGCTTCCCATTGGGACCGCCAGCCAATACTCGTCGAGTTCACGAACCAGGACGGAGGTGGACTGTTTGATGTAAGCCGGATTGATCCCTTCCCTGATCTCGTCCACGATCTTGCTCTGGACAAGCGGAGCCGCGTTGCCGTCGAAGATGTGAACCCCATCCAGGGCGAGAAAAATCTGGCCGGCGTTGGGGATGTTCTTGATCGTTTGGTGCGCGGCCGTGCCAATGCCGGTGTTCTTTCGTTCGACACGGAAAACGTCGGATGTCGTTACCCCATACCCCAAGGAAATCGAACTCTCCATGTGGACGGTGAAATATGGCCCGGACAGGCCCATGCCTGTGATGTTCTCTCCGTCAGCCACCAGGAAGGCGTTGCCGGAGTTCCCGGTCGTCCAGTTCTCCGGGTCAGCGGTGTCGCACCAGGCCAGCTCCGAAGGGAACACGGAACCGCCATCGATTATGTAGCCCAGGATGAGGTAGCTTTGATACGCGACCATGTATCTGCACTTCGGCGGTGTCCCACCGAGGTCGGCGGAGTTCGCGGCACCTGTCAGCTTGCGAATGCTGTCGATCTCGTTTGTGAACGTCAGGATCCTCTGTCCGTTCAGGAGCGGATAAGCGAAGTCGTAGAGGTCCGTGGTCAATCCATTCAGAGCCGTCCCCGTTACGTCTGACCACGTCAGCGCCGACCTGTCCAGAATCTCGACCGACGTCGGCCCGAATCGGTAGAGGTAGTTCCCCTCCCCCGTTCGGAGCTCGTTGTAGGCCATCACACGCTCCCCCAATGTCGACCCAATAGCCGTCGTCCCCGTCCGTTTGCGGATGATGTTCCTGTTGATCTCGATGTTCTGGATCGCGGACGCGCCCGACGGGTCGATGAACTCGGCCGGAGCCGAGACATCAAGCCCTCGGACAGGAAGGAGGATCGGTTTCTTCGCCGTTTGTGCCATTAGTAATCCTGATACTGGACCGACTGAACCACGCCGGCGTTTTCCATTTCCCGGGCCTTGGCCTTCGATTTCGCCCGCTCATACAAGACCTCGTTCTTCTGCGCCTCCCCGTCCTCACCGAGGCCGGCGTAGAGGATCTTTAAAACCCCATACTTCAGGCACTCCCGATACTTGGACGAGAACGGGACCGAGGCCGTCGACGGGATGATCTCAACGGTGTCGTCGTCGACGCTGGCGCTCATCTTGTAGGTGTAAGCCGTCGAGTCCGGCGGGGGGCCGATCAACACCTGGTTCCCAAACAAGCACCACTCGCTCGGATACCCGCGATAAAAGGCGTCCGTCGGCACGGGGTATTTCCTGTCGTATTCCGCCTTCGATATTTTGTCCAGCGGGATCCCCGTGTTCCCGTCGACCATGATCACGGTCGAAATCAGGAGCCCGAAGTCGGGGTTGACGTCCACCGCGTATTCGCCAAGGCTGGCGATGGTGTCGATGACGGCATCGTCAGACGATGTCTCCTGGAACGGGAACTCGAGACGCATCTCCCGAACCACGTCCGTAAGGGCGGAGTAGAGTTCATCGTCTTTGTCCGTGCGCTTAAACCCGGACTTGACGATGTAGTCCCGAACCTGTTGACCCGTCATGTAGGCCATGTCGCGCTCCTTTTTCTGCGTTGTCCTTCAAATTGTGCGGGGGGATTTCTCCCCCCGCGAACCCAAACAGAAGGGTTATCGGCCGATGACGAGGATCTCGCCAGTCGCACCCGTCCAGTCCGTCGCGGCGGTGCCGGCGGCGGCGGTGGTGACGACGGTGATCACAAGCCCGGAGTGGGTAGAGAAAATACCCGCTAGGGCCGCGTCATAGCCAGCGGTCAGTTTCGGAAAGGTGGTGAGAATTTCCGAAATGCCGTGGGTCGCCTGAGTCAACGTGACGGTGTCGGAAGCCGACGTCGGCACGATCGTCAGGTGGACGACCTTGTAGTCACCAGAGAATTCGGTGACTTTGCTGAGAGTTCCGGTAATAGCAGCCATGAGTTTGTCTCCTCGTCCTTAGACTTCGGTCGCGTAGGTGTCGAGCGCGATCACGCCGTATTCCTTCGAGTTGAACATCAGCTTTTGGATGCCGCCGATGAGGGACGTGGCAACGCCCCACTTGTTGTCGTAGTCGAAGGACTTTTCCACCCATTGACCGGGACCGCCCGCGCATTGGGCGAACCCAGCGGCCTGGCGACCGCACAGGAGAGCGCGGTAGCAGTCTTGAGCCGCCGTGGTGCCGCCGCTGGCGAACTTGTCCGTGGCGAGAGCGGAAACGTCGATCCAGGGCACATACTCGTGCTCATGGACGATGACGCCATCCCAGATCCCAAGAGCCCCGGTGAAGATGGGGTTCTGGTCGCCGCGAATGTCCGCCTCGCGATGCGCCTGGCTCCACGTCGCATCCGTTTTCAGGTCATAAGCCTGTCGGGGGTGGACGAAGAGGACGTAGTAGTCCTTGCCTTTGACCCGAAGCGGACGGATCATCGGAGAAGCCAACTTCGCTTTCACGCGAGCCTTGGAGATCAGGGACGGGGTGATTTTGTCCGAGGTCGTCAAGGCGTCGATGCCGGCGCTGTTGGCGCAGAGATACCGGTTCCCGGACCCGGCGGCTTCATCGGCCGCAGGGAAGATGTCGGGGGTATTGCTCCACGTCGCGTTGGCGCTGATCACGACACCGCTGGTATCAACCAGGGTCGTGCTCTGAACGCCGCCGAGCTTCAAGAACACCTGCCGCTCGATGAATTCCTGGAGCCAGGTCGAGAGCTTCGCCTTGGCGTCGGAACGCATGTTGTAGCCGTTCTTTTGCTCGTCCAACTTGCCGGTCAAACGCACCGCGTGGCGCATTTGGTCGATGAGCACGGACTCGCTGTAAGGCAGGATCGCCTCTTCGTTGCCTTCCAGTTCGGCGTCACCGCTCACACCGTTCCCGGCCAGCTTCGCCGTCAGCCCGAAGGTGACGGTGTCGCCAGCTTCCTTTTTGAGATCGTTCATAGTCTGAACGATGTTGTTGTCATCGTCCCCCATCATCCCCATTTCGGTGAAGTAGAGGTTGTCGATGACGTCCTGAAATAGCTCTTTTCGCCAAATCTCTGGGCGGAGAGCGTCAATCGAAACAGAATTCATTGTGGCCTCCTTTGGTTTACATCCTCAGCAACCGCTCCCGCGTGGCCTTGGACAGCTTCTGGTATTGGCTGACCGACAGCTTCGCCGCTTGTTCCGGCGTCAGCTCGTCCTCAGACACAACCCTCCGCGATCCATTGCCTCCAGGCAGAGCGGCACTCGAACGCTTCCCAGCGTTCTCAAGCATACGTTCCATCTGCTCAGGCGGAACCACCTTTTCAGCGCCAGATTTGGCGCCGTTCTTATACTTGGGATGTAACCGTCCAAGGGCATAAACCAACTCGGCCGGGGTCTTCCGACCCTCCTCCCAACTCATTGCGTTTGCGATCGCATGCAATGCCACCTCAGCGCGGTTCCGGGCCGCATCCACCCGGACGTCGTCGCCGTCAAATACTTCTTCGCCTTTTTCAAGGATCTCGCGGGCCAAATCAGCGACCGCGTCGAAATCTTCATACTTCTCGCGGGCCTCAACCTCGAACTCCGACAGCCGGGCCTTGAGTTGTCTCGCCTTGGCCTCGGTCGTCGCCCGCTCCGTTTCAGCCTTCTCCGCCTTTTCCTTCTCGTGCTTCTCAAGATCGGTCAGCGTCAGCGGTTTCTCCGCATCCGTCTTGGTCTCCTCTTTGTCTTTGAGGAGGTCGTCCAAATCCAAATCCTCGTCCGCCTTCGCTGGCTCGGGCTTCGGCTTCTTCGCCTCCGCCAACTCCTTTTCCATCGTCTTCACCTTCAACTGCAAGAGTTCGTTCTCGGCCTCAAACCGTTGCCGCTTCGTCCGCTCCTTTTTCCGTTCCCAATACAGTGCCTTCTCGTTGGGAGTGAACTTCGCGTAATCCGCCGGCATGTCCGACTCCTGCGCCTTTTCCACCTTATCCTCAGGCTTCGGATCAGACTTCACTTCCGGCTTCGGTTCATCCTTCTTTTCCACGGCCTTTTCTTCCACGAGGCCATGCTTCTTCGCCATCTCGGCCTCTTTGGTGCCCAATACGTCTTTGGCCTCAGCCAAAGTGATCTTCCCGGTCTCGGCCTCAGCAACAGGGGCCGGGGTCTCATCGATTTCGATGACAGCTTTCTCGTTCGTCACGTTGTTCTCCTTCTCCCTGTAAGGTCGGGAGGCGCCTATCCCACCTTTCGGTGGGTCTTGAATCTAGCAACGACCTCTGGGTTTACGCTTCATTTGACCCTCCGTTCGGCTTCGTAGGTTTCGCCGGAAGAAGCGACTGCTGCTCGATCGCCGCCCTGATCTTTTGCTTTGAGGCGTTTGAGATTTGACTCTCATCCACCAACACATCGGGGGGGATTGGAACCCCCTTGGACGCCATGTCCAGCAGCGTCGTATAATTCGCGTATTTCACGGTCTCGTTGGTCGCGCTCTCGCCTACGGCGATGTCGTATTTGCCAAGGCTCGTGTCCTCCAACACCTTCGTCAGCGTCTGCAGCAACCGCTCCGGATCGATCTCCATCTGCGGCTGACCCGTCATGGGGTTGATTTTAGGCCCCATCACAGGCTGCCCATCAGGGCCAGGGACCGGAGCCATCGCCGGCCGCGAGAAGTTCTCGGTGATGAAGGCTTCACCAAGCACACGCGCCGCCGACTCCAGGTCAAATACCTGCGACAACTGACTGAGGATGAACTTGCCCAGAATCCACTTCGACTGGCTGAGGTTGTCAAAAATCTTCTGCACCATCACCAGACCCTGCCGTTGCCGAAGCGAGATCGCCCGGCCGGACGCCTGGCCACCCTCCTGCATCGCCAACAGGTCGGCGTTGATGCCGCTCAATTCCTTCAGATCCTGCGTGTTCTCGGCCGCAAGCTGGGCATGGCCCTGGGACAGCGGCGTCGGCGTAATCCGTTCCGGCTTCTCCTGGCCGGCCTTGTATTTCAGAAGCACCCCGGGACTCGCGCCGAAGTTGCGGACCTCGTCCTCGTTCACCCACGCCGACTCGGTGGACAACCACCCCGAATTCGCGGACTGGTTCAGGTGTCGAAGCTCCTGTGTCTTGCGCTTGTTGTATTGGGAGTTGACGTCTTTCATCCCCCGCGTCACGCCCTGAACCGTCAGCGCACGGTCGCTCTTGTCCAAAGGCACCTGCAACCAGTAGCACATGACCGGGACAAAGGGATACCCCTTCCAGTTTGGGTAGGACCAGGCCTTGCCTCGGTGAATCTCTTTCCCGCCCACGACGGCGCAGACCCATATCTCAGGCACCATGCGCTTGACAACGCGCACATCAGCGGTCCCGTCGGCGTTCGCCCCCTCCATGTATTTGTCGGCCTCGGCCTTCGTTGGCGTCACAAAGACCTTGCCCAACTTCTTATCGAGGACATGGAACACCGGCGTCATCTTCTTGTAGTAGTGCTCCAGGAGATCAAATAGGGGTTCGCCGTCGTATCCGTCATCGAACCCTGACTCGGCGTCCTTGTATCCCCGCCGCTGCACGTCCACGCCTTCGCCAACGCCATCGAACTTGATCCGCCCGTCCGCCATCCCCTCAATCACCGACTCGGCTTCCGGGTAAAGGCCAAGGAGCTCGTCCTCGGTCAGCGACCACGACACCTTGTTCACGAACTTCGCGTCCGACAGGTCGTATTCCTTGAAACAGGGGTCGGGATAAACCTGGTTGTAATCGAGCTTCTTGAACTTCATGTCCCCGTTCAGGAGGTCGTATGTGTAGTCGATATAGGGCTCGAGCCAGCCCTCCCCGCAAGTAAGCGCCTCCTCAAACGACTGAGACAGCTTGTAGTTCACGCCAGAATTCTTCGCCACGTTCTTGAGCAATCGCG